AATAAATCTCCATCCAATAAGCTCACCAAGTAGTTCTAAAAACTCATCAGGACATCTCCCAATATCATATAAGACTCCAATCTCACCCTGTTCAGTTAGTCTGTCAGCAATACTGAACGACATAGCTTCTAAGAATCTCGTAAGAGGTCCAGCCTCTTCTGTATCCGTAATAAGAGTCCCATCTTGGCCTACACTACAAGTAGCAAAATAAGTAGAAAAAGTCTCTCCTACTTTATTATCAGGACTGTCTAAAAAGTGAGGAGAATATACTACTTGATTTAAAGTTTTAAGTCTGTCTAATAACTGTGTTCCACTAGTCCAAGTGTTTGCACTAATACTCAGAGAAGAAACGTAATTAACAGGAATAATGGTCTCCGTTACATTAAAGTCTCCTTCATTACGCCACAAGTGTTCTTGATAAATATTAATACTATCTTCTAAAGCAATAGATTTTCCCTTCCATAAAGTTTCAGTCATCAAAGTAGCCAATCCTGTAGAGGGATCAAACCCCCCAGGAGAACCAGTTCTATTGAGAAAATATACCCAACCTAAATTATTAGCTAAATATTTATAAGTACCCGAAGAATCATTTGCATAAGCACTTGCTGTTAAAGTAGCTAAATCATCCGTCGCATGATGTCCTGTATGAATACTAGGGATAGAAGGAAGAAATGTTCCACTAATATAATTTATAAACTCTCCGCTCGTAGAAAAGTTAGAAAAAGACTTCCCTAATGGAAAAAGAATATTGCGTTGAAAATCATCAGTAGTAATTTGAGCAGGAGACTGTTGTTTTATAAAATATTTACAAAAACCTGAAGGAGTATTAATAGAAGAAAGATAAGTATCATCTACCAAACTGGAAACAGGGAAAATAGTAGACTGCTTCTTATTGGCTAGTACATGCGAATTAATTAATTGATTAGGATAAGAAATCTGTGTTCCACTAAGCTGCTGTTCATCATAAAAATAGAACGAGGGTATGATTTTTTTAATAGCATCTAAATAATTTCTTTTAAAATAAGTTTGTGATTCCGTTACACTTTGTAAGTTATCCTTAGCTGATACAACAGCAACTGTCTCAACTTTAACTTTGTTAAGATCATCAAACTTAGATGCTTTTACATACCTTCGTGACATTAGATTAGAACAGTATTAATGGTAAAGTTATTTAATTGAATAATCTCATTAAAATCTACAGTTGTAACTTCAGGGAAATTATCTACGGTGGCAAAGCGTACATTAGGCAATCTAAAAATTTCTCTAGTAAGTTCAGATGACACAAAAGACTTTCCAAAAACAGAATTATCAATATCAAAGAAAGCTACAATAATAGCAGCAACTTCTTGTTCAATTTGACTCTCCATCTGTTCTAACTCTTTATCAATACGAATAGTTATTACTAGATCTAATGTTCTAATTAAACCGTCTACCACCACTACCTCATCTGTAAGCATCTTCTTAGGTTCAATCTCTGCTAACAAATCTTGCTTAAAAGTGGAGGAAGCTTTTTTTAATTGAAGATTATTTGCTTTTTCTAAACAGTATAAATCAATTACATTTCCTGAGGAGAAAGCATCTCTCACAGCAGCAGTAGTTTTTCCTATAGTTCCTTGTTTACTTCTAAATGTATTTCCTATGGCAATGAAATCTTCTAAAGTTACTACCCTATCTTGTCTTTTAAAAGTATAAGGAGCATACCTCTTAGCATGTTCGGATGTCTCTGCCTCTGAACCTCCAGTAGCCTGAGAAATATTTTCTGTAACATAAGGAATTTCAACTGATGTATCGCTAGTGACCCCATTAGTAGTCACATTAATAACTCCAAGTCCAATGTTCCCTCTAGTTCCTCCCCCCACTCTGTAACTGACAGTAAACTCAGAACCAGCAGGAGGGGAAATACCTATAGCATTATCTCCAAAGAGAATAGTAGCTCCATAATCATCATTATAAACTACTTGAAAGATCTTATCAGTTGCACCAGAAGCCGAAAATAGTCTATCTACTTGTGTATATGCACCAGTAGCTGCCTCATCGGAACTTCCAGCATTAACGTATACTTGAACACTTCCTTCTACAATAGGAGAATCGGTAAGAGTAATTCGTTTATTACCTTCTAAAGTATCAAAAATTCCTTTTTGAACACTCAACTGACCCTCTAATAAAGCCACATTAGTAAAAACAGAACTTGTTGCATTATCTGCCTCACTACCTTCTAGTTGAAAACTAGCACCAACATTTTGAATATCCTGTATAGCATTATCCACAATTTTATACAAAGTATAGTTACAAGGGGCTCCATCTTCTTTAGCAATAATAGAAAAGACTCTATTAGCAGCAGTATAGATAATGGGGAAATTAGCTGCTATCATAGAACTTTCTGTAGTAAGTCTAGCAGATGCCCCAGCCGCTAGTGGACCCTTCATATCTACACCCACAAGTTCTAACAACTTTTTTAAATTTTCTCTATTCTTTACAGTTCGAAGAAAATTCTCATTAGCTAACATATCTCCCTTCAAAGATAAAACTGCACCCATATAAGAAACTACTTCTATAAGCATTAATCCTAGATCAGACTCTGAGAAGTTTTGATAATCCAAAGGATAAACTGATTTAATATAACCAATTAAATTCTCTCTAAGAGCATAAAAATCTGTTCCCGCAAAATCAATATATTGCTGCTTCTTTTGGTCGGGAATATTTGCCAACTTCATAAAGTCTGTTGCTGCTGTTCCTGAAAATAACATTATCCTATATTAACCTGTACATCAAAAATATCAAGTGACTCATCCATTAATTGAAGAGTCAGTTTAATTAGTAATTCATTCTTCTCAGGACTTATTGTATTTTTTTTAACATTAGAAAATACGCCTAAAGTAATTACATTAACAATAGTAAAATATTTATTTAAAACTTCAAGAATCTCATTTTTAATTAAAAAATAAGTAGTTTCATCCAAAGGCTCAAACAAGTATTTTTGAAGGGATAATCCATAATCAGGAAGCATAATTCGTGACCCCTTTTCACAAAGAATAAGTTGTCTTAAATTATTTTCAATAAGGGGTATTCCATAACTTTTACTAAAATAACCCTTCTGGCTAGTGTTCTTTTGCAGTGCCCCACCTGTAACAGTATCAAGCTTACCAATAAGAGGGTATACAAAACCATTCTTCTTTTTATATTTGGAGGATACAGCCCTCTTTACACTTAAAGAAACATTAGTTCCATATAAATTATGTTCGGTAGTAGTAGCCATTATGTCCTAATTGTTTCGAAAAATCCTTGTTGAGCTTTATAATTTTCTAAAGCCTCACTAGCTGTAATTGCCCTGTTATATAGTTTTAGACTTCCCAAGAAACCATATAGACCACTTTTTTTACCTCCCCATTTTCCTCCCATGAAATTCATCCCCTCATTAGATCCAGCTACATACTGTGATATATTTTTAGTATGCATTCCATCCGTATAACCTCCTCCAATAATCCACGGAGTAATATTTGTAGAAGAATTACCTTCAGGAATAGGACCTTCCCAATGCCAAAAATCTCTATACCCTAAAGAATTAGGTGGATATAGAGGAGGATTAGGAGGTAAAACTCCTTTATACTGAATATCATAAGAGAAGGAAGAAACATCTACCATACTTGGAATATTAGGAGGTCCTACTCTTCCGAAGGTTGATTCTACTGATTGAGAAGCTAAAGATTGCCCATTAAGATAAAGTGTTACCTTATCTAATCCATAATCTACTGTGAGAGAAAGTAAACAAAATGCAGCAGAGCAATCATTAATGGTTTTCCCTGTAGAAGTAGCAGTAGAAGTATCTACTTTAAATCCATAATAACCACTAGGAGCTACCCCAGTGAGTGGACAAGCAGCAGATGCCGTGAGGAAAGTAACCCCACTACTATTAATGGATTGCGTAGGACTCATATGAAATACAAGACCCTTTGTGAGGTCATTCTCCGTAGGATTATTACTAGGGGCAGTTCCACTGACAATGCGACAATCT